CTTCCTTATCCTGCTACTGATAATGGATACAGGGTTTTCGATACAGATACGGTCAATGTCAGCATTCATCAGTCTTTGAACAAAGTTTAAAGCTTCTGCCTGCTCTGTAACCTTATCCTTAAACCATCGAGCCCCACTAACAGCTAAGTGAGTACATGGTGGATGAGCAATCATCAAATTCCACCCATCATTGATAACATCAAATACATCACCCTGGTAGTGTGGCCCTGGTTTATCAGTAGGTAACAGATCACATGACATAGCATCATGACCTTTAGCGATAAACGCATCTCTGACAGTGCCAGAAAACTCACAAGCAACTAAGACTCTCATAATACCCTCTAGAATCGATTAAAACAGGCCTAGAAGCGACGATCTAGGCTAAGGTGACACCTACCTACATGAGTGCATCTTCAACGCCTTGTAGAGCCTCTAATCGCTTAGCGTGTTTAGACTGCCTAAGCTTAGACAATACGCTGGGATTAACCCAAGTATAATTAGGGAATGGCCAGTTAGGATTATCAGCAGCGTATCTCACGCATACAGTACCGTCTGTAGAGTCCCTGCTGACTATTTCGCAGGGTTTACCATTGAAGTATAGCTGAATCATATACATAGTCCTATAAAGAGCATTGAGGCGAACAATACACCAAAAACACTGCCACCAAGGATCAACACAAGGTCACTAGATTTATTCATGATCAGCTTCCCCTAAGAAAAAATTCAAAGCGTTTCTAAGCATAGTAGCATCTTCTAACGTGATAGGTACGCTAGCATGACCCCTAAACAACCAGACGGACAGCCATAGCCCGTCTTCATGATTGCTTAAGCATACCCTATCACCGTCTTTTGTCTTTAAGTCTAGGTTCATGACTATCCTTATGCGATTTTGAGTTTGATTACCTTGGACATTTTAACACCATGGGCGACATATCCAATGGTGCTGACTGATTTATCCCAACATGCGCGGCAACCATTGCACTTACCCTGATGTTGGTATGCGTCACATACTTTGACATTAGCAGCATCGAAGCTTGTTGCAATAGTGCTGGACCATGGTGCATCCAAGACTTCACCAACAATTGAATCCGATGATCGGCGGACAACAACATTGTCCAGTGCATCCATCTTAGCAATGATATCTTGAAACTTAGTAAACTTATGCATCCTAGTTGGTAACCAATGCTTGACCCATGGTGTGCGTTGCATAACCTCAAGCATTTTCTCTGCTAACCCAATGGCGTACATGTCGCCGCTATCAAACCAGCGGAAATAGCGATCCGAGTCTAAAGCTTTGACCATATCATCGACCCAACTATCACGCTGCCAATCCTCACGGTTGTGAAGCCTTGGTGCTTTGACATTGGGTCGATAATAGTTGCCAGCCGTTGCATAACATCCTTTGCAAGCATCAACAAGCGAACCGTCGCTAGCCTTTGAGCCAGGACAAGTATCTAATGCCTGAAGGGACCATGATCGAATTCCATCAAGCTTTGATGTAACACTGATTTTGATTGACATGATAATTAGTCCTTTGTGATGATTGATACGTATTCAAGCCACTCCTTATTAGTCATTTCATGCTCTCCGTTTTCATCACTAATAAACGCTTCTATAGCTCCGTTCGGTTCGCCATCGGATAGATATGGTTTATGAGAAACAATTCTACCAGTGGATAATGTGATGTCTTTTCTCATTTGATTTACTCCAGGTTTGTTGTTGATGTATACATACTAACTAGGTGCTTTTGTGTTGTCAAGGCACTTTGAAGCCTATCCGACGAACGGACAATAATCCAGGATGAATGGTAGTGTTACAACAGTTTCACGTGGAACATCTGCACTGACTGCACAATCTTAGTAGGTGTATCAATAGGGTGTTATTGGGTGTCATTGTAGGGTGCTACACAGCTACTCTTTTCCATCTGCACAGCCTGCACAGACACCAGCACAGACACCAGCACAGACTGCACAGCCTTTGCAGTAACTTACGTTAACTTACGCTATCTTGCTGCTATCTTGCAGCATCTCCACTGTATTCTGTATACAGTATACGACATAGGGGGAGGGGGTGTAGTTGTGTAGTAAATTGTTGTGGTGCTTCTTAGCCTCAAAAAAGAGCAAAATAGACAATGCTAATGATAATTCATTACTATTAAGAAATCTCTTAAGAATCAATAGGTTATCTATAAAGCCTCTGCGGAGCCTAAGACACCATGTTAATGGAGTCCCGCTAAAGCCTTGATTGGTGTGTAGTCTGCACTGAATCTGCACTGGTTAAAGCACAATCTGCACTGACAATAACCCTACAGTAGTAGTCAAGAGTCTTTACAACAATATCATTTGTATGCTACAATAAGTCCTTCTATGTAGGCTATGAACAAAACATTGTATAAAAACAATTCAGTAATAGACTTATAACTTATCGTCATACACTACATTGTAGATACATAAAATTATATACACCCTACAGTCCTGCCTTCCGGCAGAGAAACTATATAGAGGTAGTGATGTCCGAAATTAAAACTGAAGTTGTATCATCTGATCTTTGTTCGCTACCTTCATCGGTCAGCCAGGATGTTGTGGCAGTCAATGAAGAAAAGAAAGTGCCTGCCAAAAAAAGGAAAAGAGGAAGACCAAAGAAGGAAGAGGTACAGAAGTACATCAAAAGAGCTAAAAGAGGTAGACCTCCTGGTGAAGCAGCAAGGATTAAAGAGTTAACAGCTTCGCTGTTGCTGACACACTCACAGGCTATTATCCGTAAGATTGTTCACAAAGCATTGAATGATGAGGATAAGGATCAGATGGCAGCACTGAAGCTGTGTGTTGATAGGATGTTGCCAGTATCTTATTTTGAAGAGAAAGGTGTTGGAGGAGGCTCTAGAGCCATTACCATCAACATCACTGGAGTGAATGATAATCCAGTAGAAATGATTGAGCATGAACCTGTTGACGTAGAAACCACGTTGATTGATTACGAAGAAGAAGAAGACGATGGATCTACAAGTTAAGTTACTTCCCTGGCAACAAGATGTCTTTAAAGATCCAGCAAGGTTTAAGATCATCGCTGCTGGTAGACGTACAGGTAAATCTAGGTTAGCAGCTTGGACACTGATCATAGAGGCACTACAGACTGAAAAGGGTCATGTCTGGTATGTAGCACCAACACAGGGTCAAGCTAGAGATATTATGTGGTCTACGCTGTTAGAGCTAGGCCATACAGTCATTAAAGGTAGTCATGTTAACAATATGCAGATTACCTTAGTCAATGGTGCAATGATCTCACTAAAGGGTGCAGATAGACCAGAGACAATGCGTGGTGTCAGCTTAAAGTATCTAGTGATGGACGAATACGCTGATATGAAGCCACAGGTGTTCGAACAGATCTTAAGACCTGCTTTAGCGGATCAGAAGGGTAGAGCAATGTTCATTGGTACGCCAATGGGTAGAAACCACTTCTATGAACTGTATAGGCTAGGTGATAGTGGTAAGGATAAGGATTACAAGGCATGGCACTTCACTAGCTTTGATAATCCATTGTTAGATCCAGCAGAGATTGAAGCTGCTAAAGGTTCAATGTCTAGCTTTGCTTTCAGACAAGAGTTTATGGCTTCGTTTGAAGCATCTCAGAGTGAGATATTTAAGGAAGAATGGATTAAAGTCAGCGACGAGGAACCTGATGAAGGTAACTACTTTATGGCGGTGGATCTATGTGGTTTCTCGGATTCTTCTCAGACGAACAAGTCGAAGAATTCGAAACTGGATGAGACAGCGATAGCCATTGTTAAGGTTAACACCAAAGGCTGGTGGGTTGCTGACATACTACACGGTAGGTGGGATGTCCGAGAGACAGCAGTACGTATACTAAAGGCTGCAAAGGATTACAGAGTTAGTTGTGTTGGTATAGAGAAAGGTGCATTGAAGAATGCAGTGATGCCTTATATGCACGATCTAATGCGTAGGAATGGATTCTATCCTAGGATTGAAGAACTAACGCATGGTAATAAGAAGAAAGCAGATAGGATTGTTTGGTCACTACAGGGTCGATTTGAGCATGGTAGGATTGTTTTAAATGAAGGTGACTGGAATTATCAGTTCTTAGACCAACTGATGCAGTTCCCAGACACTAAGACACATGATGATTTGATTGATGCACTTAGCTACATTGATCAAATACAAACTGCAAACTGGAATCAAAACCTTGATGAAGAAGAGTTTGAAGTATTGGACCAAGTAGCAGGCTATTAGGATAACCAAACATGAAATTTGAATCCGAAATCACTCCTCAGAATGCTCTAGTAGCATTTGTGATGGATCGATGCAACAACTGGAGGGACCACAGAGATGAGAATTACCTCCCAAGATGGGAAGAGTATGAGCGTCTTTGGCGTGGAATCTGGGCTGATGAAGATAAAACCAGACAGTCTGAGCGTTCAAAGATCATCTCCCCTGCCCTACAGCAAGCAGTAGACAACAAACAATCTGATCTTGAAGAAGCTGTGTTCGCTAAAGGACAGTTCTTCGACATCAGTGATGACGTTGCTGACCAGGATAAACAAGACATTGAGATCTTACGTACTCGTTTGTCTGAAGATTTTAAGAAAGACAAGATCAGAAAAGCTATTGGTAATGTCATGACCTTAGCTGAGATCTACGGTACTGGTATCGGTGAGATCATTGTTAAGCAAAAGAAGGAGATGGCTCCAGCAACACAGCCTTCAGCACAGCCTGGACTGTCTATGATTGGTGTCCGAACCAACAATCGCATTGCTGTGCAGTTAAAACCCATCAATCCTAAGAACTTTATCATTGATCCTAACTCAACAAGCATTGAAGATGCTATGGGTTGTGCCATTGAAGAGTATGTAGGTAGACACGCAGTCATCAAAGGCATGGAAGATGGTGTATACAAAGCAGTTGCACTTGGTGATGCTGCTGTAGATACTGACTTAGAGCCTGATCAAGACCTAACATATTACCAGAATGACAAGATTCTTATGTTAAGGTACTATGGTTTAGTGCCTAGAAAGCTATTAGCAAACCCTGATGACATGGCTTATGAGGATGATGAGCTATATTCAGACATGGTTGAGGCTATGGTGGTCATTGCTAACGGAGAAGCCCTGCTAAAGGCTGAAGAAAACCCGTTTATGATGCAAGATAGGCCTGTAGTTGCTTACCAAGCTGACTCAATTCCTGGTCGTTTCTGGGGTCGAGGAACGGCTGAGAAGGCATACAACATGCAAAAGGCTGTTGATGCTCAGTTACGTAGTCATTTAGACTCTTTGGGGCTTACAACGGCTCCTATGATGGCTGTAGACGCTACAAGACTGCCTAGAGGAGCTAAATTTGAGATTCGTCCTGGTAAAACCATCCTAACTAACGGTAATCCTAACGAAATCTTAACACCATTCAAGTTTGGTAACACAGATCCAGCTAATTTACAGTCTGCACAGGTCTTTGAACGGATGATGTTGCAGGCTACAGGTACATTAGACACAGCAAACCTCCCTGCACAGGTTTCTGGTGGTGAAGCAGCCACTGCTGGTCTTGCTATGGCAGTGTCCGGACTGATTAAAAAGAACAAGAGATCGTTGGTTAACTTCCAAGAAGACTTCTTGATTCCTTTTGTAGAGAAAGCAGCATGGAGATACATGCAGTTTAGTCCTGATCGCTATCCTGTACAAGACTTTGACTTTGTTGCTACAGGTACGATGGGTATGATAGCAAGAGAGTTTGAACAAGCACAGATACTTGCATTGTTGTCTACACTTGGTCCGAACAGTCCTATCGTTCCTTTGTTGCTACAGGGTGTTATTGAGACTTCTTCGTTGCCTAACAAAGAAACATTGTTAGCTCAGTTGGCTCAACTTGCTCAACCAGATCCACAACAGCAGCAGATACAACAGCAAGCAGCACAGTTGCAGTTAGCAGATGCTGAAGCTAGTGTCCGAGAGAAACAAGCTAAAGCCGCTAAGGATGCTGCTGAGGCTCAGAAGACAGCGATAGAAGCACAGTTGCTTCCTGAAGAGACTCGTGCTAAAATAATGGCAGCAGTGTCTAAGAACTTACCAAACCAAGACGATGCTGCTAAGACTGAGTTTGACCGTAGAGTCAAGATAGCAGAGTTAATGCTCAAAGAAGCTGACTTAGCGAACAACACCAAGATTGTAGAAATGCAGATGAGTAAAGCTGGTGTACTCCCTGGTGATGAAGATATGCTCAACGAACTACTTGATAAGTTGACCGACAATGGCTAAAGAACTTATTGATGCAGTAATGCAGGCTTCTTCACGAGATAAGAAACTCTTGTTGAAAGAGTTAATTGCTGGTCTTCGTGAAGAGAAACAAAAACATGATCTGGAGGTAAACAAGACTAAATCCGCTTACATCGTTGATGCCTTTAAACAGATTGAAGATAGACTTACCGCTAAGTACAATGAGATCAAAGATCTTTCTACAAAGAAAGGTGATCCTGGTAGAGATGGTAAGGATGGTGTAAACGGTAAGGATGGCCGTGATGGTACAAACGGTATTGATGGTCGTCCAGGTAAAGATGGTATTGATGGTAAAGATGGTAGAGATGGTGCTGATGGTGTAAGTGTTACCAATGTATTCATTGACTTTGATGATCAGTTAGTTGTTGAACTATCTAACGGACAACAAATCAATGCTGGTTACGTAACACGTATCGCTAGTGATGCTGTTGTTCAGAT